ATATCCCATTGGTACTTCAATGATATTACAACCTAAACGAATTGCCTCTGTTGTTAACCAATTATGTTTTCCTTTTGGAACAGTTACAGTTGCCTTCTTACCCAAATCATGACAAGCATATGCCAATGATAATTGAGCATAACCTTCTCTTGGTGAGGCATAAACCCATTCTTGAACACTAGGAAAAGATTCAACGAATACATTGAATGCTCTTCTCTTAGTTCCACCATCTAATAAATCATCTCTAACTACTTTAATACCATCGTGTTCTATAATGATGGGTTTAGGTAATTTAATAGATGATTCTCCAACTGATTTGAAATCAAAAAATTCTAACTCTTTCAAATGTGTGTCCAAGTTTTACGTTTCACAATCTCTTCAATATTCCATGTACTAACTTTGAAGTTTCTAGCAATAACATTTGTAGAGAATCCTTGTTTTGCTAATTCTCTTATCTGTTTAACTTGCTCTGAAGTTAATTTAGAACGAGGGTGTGATTCACCTCTCAGTCTATTACTGAAAAACCAAAGTTCATCTATATTCATTAAATTTATTTTCTTTGTTCATCTCTTTCAATCAAAGTACTCATATGGTCTGCAAAATGTAGAACATGACCTATATTACTTCGTTGAGCCTTTTTGATATCAAAGGTCTTTAGATATTTCATATTATCTTCATCGTAAATACCATCAGTAAGTTTAATTCCAAAGAATTCTTTTTCTGAGTATTTTAAATCATATTGAGATAATAGATAAAATGTTCTATCAGTATGAGTCATATAACTGATATCATCATTCCAAGTATAAACATCACCTCTATTTTTTCGGTGCCATTCTGATTCTTGAATTTTGTAAGCCATATTTCCTCGTTCACCTAACTTTCCTAAATCGTGGTGAAATGCTGAAAATAATAACTCTTCTTGTGTGAAATCCACAATACCACCAGCTTCTTTATAAAGTTTTAACATACGAAGTGAGTTTCTAGCCACATTCATAACATGGTCGATATACCCACCTTCATAAGCATTGTGGTAGTTTACATTTCCACTCGCTGGTGATAACATTAGGTTTGGTCCTAATTCTTCCATCGAGTACATATGGAGTAATTTTTCTAATCGTTCTCCATCAAACGATTTTTTAAGTGCCTCGATAAACTTATTATAGTTCTCTTCGAGTTGAACTTCATTGTAACGATTCATTTTAATTAATTTTATGTTTTATTCTACTCTCTCAATTGGTACTGTGATTAACACATAACTATCGGTTTGAGGATGTTTTTGTGTAAAATCACAAAATGTTTCTAACTTCATCTTAAATGCAGTTTCAACATCTATATAGTATAGAACTTGAGAGCCATCCATACTACTTAACTTTTTACTTTTGTTAAATGGAATCTTTGGAGTTCCTTTTAACTTTACTTCTTTGTCATCTTTGTGTACAAATTTAATTCCTGCCATATAATTTATTTATTTGTTATACAAATATACGAAAAAAAATCGATATATCCAAATTATTTACGATAAATTTTCATTTAAAGCATTTGTGTAAGCCAATTCTGATTGAACTCCTACCATTCTTTGTACTTCAACACCATCTTTTTCGATGATTACTGTTGGTACAGAACGTACATGATACTTTTGAGCCACTTCGAATTGTGAATCAATATCCACATTTTGAAAGTTAACACTTGAAAATTTAGTTTTAACGTTTTCCATTAAAGGTGTTAGAACCTTACAAGGCCCGCACCATTCTGCATAAAACTTTTTTACTTCTACCATTTTAATTTCTCCTTATTAATTAATTGTTATCCATCACACGCAACACAATCAGGGTCAACTGCTCTTGTTGCGATATCACCTCTAAGAACAGATTCAGTTCTCATATAATACAACGTTTTAATTCCTTGTTTCCAAGCTTCCATAGTTACTTGGTTAATCCATTTCGGTGATGCAATGGAAGGGAATGCTAAATTTAATGAAACTCCTTGGTCAATGTATTGTTGTCTTACACCAGCTTGTTTAACTAAATCCATTTGATTGATTTCTTTGAAAGTTCTGAAAACATCTTTAACAGGATAAATCTTATCTCTATCTCCATTTTCGATTTCATTACAAAGTAACATTTTACCATCTAAGTAACACCACTTATCAAGTTCTTTAATACCTTGAACAGAACCACCATCGGACATTATCTGGTCCCATGTTTCTTTATTATTGATACCTGCTTTTCTTAAAACCTTTACTAACTCATTGTTCTTTCTAATGAAAGTTCCTTTTGCAGTTTGTTCGGTGAATACATTCGCCGCCCAAGGTTCAATACCAGCAGATACGTTTCCAGCTAATTTAGAGTTACTAACTGTTGGAGCAACTGCTCTTAAGTGAGTGTTTCTAAATCCACTTTCTCTACACCAAAGAGGTTCACCCATTTCAGATGCCATATCTCTTGATGCTCTTTCTGATTCTATCTTTAACTGAGAAAAAATCTTACGAGTTTCAAATTGAGCCTCCATACCTTCAAATGGAACACCATTTTGTTGTAGGTAAGTGTGCCATCCTAAAACTCCCAATCCTAATGCTCTACCCTTTTCAGCAGATGCAACAGAGTTTTCGAATCCTCTCATATTTTTAGCCTTTTGAATAAACTCAGAAAGTACTCCATCTAAGAACCAAGTTGCTGTATAAACTAAATCAGTATCTCTCCACTCGTTGTATTTAGCAAGATTTACTGATGATAAACAACAAACAAATGAATGGTTCTCATCTGTATGTAAAGTAATTTCAGAACATATGTTTGTCATATGAACTTTTAATCCATTTTTTTTGTACATTTCAGGATTAGCTTTATTGATATTTCCTTTGTACATGATGTATGGTTCACCAGTTGCTTTTCTTTTTTGTAGTAATTTTCCCCACTTTCTTCTCGCATCAGGTTCTCCTTGTTCGAGTTTTCTCATAAACTTATCACCTACAACTGCACATTGATGTAAGTTAAGTGATTGTCTATTTACATCTCCTTTAGGTTCTCTGATTTCTAACCACTCTTCGAAATCTTGGTGGTCAATATTAAGGTTAACTGAAGCAGCTCCCCTTCTTACTGAACCTTGGTTAGTTGCAAGTATTGTAGAATCGTATATCTTAGCAAATGGTACTACACCATCAGATGTTCCATTTCCACTAATTACAGAACCGGCTGGTCTGATTTGGTTTATTCCAATACCAACACCACCACCATGTTTTGCAAGTAACATCAATTCTAAGTTCTTATTTCCAATATCATATATAGAATCAGCAACATCAATACCAAAACAAGATATAGGTAATCCTCTATCAGTACCAGTATTTGAAAGTACAGGAGTTGCAAGATTTAACCAACCTTTCCAAATATAATCGAAGAATTTAGTTGCCATCTGAGGTTTGTTTAACCTTTGAGCTACTCTTGTTGCAACTCTCCAATACGCATCTTTTGGTTTTTCACCTGGTAACAAATATCCTTTTGATATTGTTTTAACATATATTTCTGTATTTGCCCATGAAGGGAAATCTACATCAAGTTCCCAACCTAAATCTGCTCCGTAGTTTGTTTTTGCCATTTTATATTAAATCTTTTTTTATTTTTTCTTTGTAGGTGTTTTCATCTATAAAACTATAAGTTCCTAAAATTTCTTCACCCTTTTTAATTTTCCTAATTGCAAGACCAGTTAAACTATCAATATTACCTAAAAGGCCTTTAGTATTAATTAAAGACCTTGGGTTTGTAAACAAAAAATTAGAATTTTTTGTTAATATAAATCTAACATCAGAATCATCATCTATAATATCACTCCCAAAGGAACGAAGTATATAAAGTAATACATCTTCAGGAAGTTTTTTTGCCAGTTTTAGTTTTACACTATACCAACCTGTTTTACCTTCCCATTTTGGGAAAACTTCGTCTCCCTTTTCTATATCAGTTAAAGCAAATAACCCAATTCCATGAATTTTACTAGGTTTTGCACAACTTTTTATAGAGTTAGAAATATACTCAAGTACATTCATACTCTTAGTTTAAAATAAATC